CTCTTTTCCATGTAGGCCTGCTCGAAACGCAATCACGCCAATACTAGTGATCGGATGCTTACACTGATGAAACGCGTGGCCCGTCTTTCCGCAGTTATTACAAAAAGTATATGTCTTGTTGTTTGACATCGCTATATGTTGGTATTTCGTAATTTTTATATCATTTATAATAATGGCATTGGAACCGAACATTTGGGGACCACACTATTGGTTCGTCCTCCACACAATAGCGCTTACCTATCCACATACCCCGAATGAGGTGACACGCAAAAAATACTACGATTTTATTCAAAACCTTCCGTTATTCTTACCAGTCGAAGAAATAGGGAACACCTTTAGTCAATACCTCGACAAGTATCCGGTCACTCCGTATCTTGAGTCGCGAACCTCCTTCGTCAAGTGGATGCACTTTATTCACAACAAAGTGAACGCGTCGCTTGGTAAAGAGGAACTTTCAATGGAAGAGGCAATGGCCGCTTACTACGACCACTACAAACCAAAAGCGGTGAAGAGCGATGAAGAACGCAAGCGAAGAGAGAAATTCGTGTTTGCAGGCGGCGTACTCACCATTCTCGTGATTGGCGTGGCGCTTTACCGTAAGTAAAGTCGTGGCACAACCAAGCAACCCCATTTCATATCTTTTTTTTCGGCGGATATTATATCATATGAAGTTCGAACTCCTTATATTTGGAATTACAGCATTTTTCATCGCAAACACCTATTACGATGGAAAATACGTCACGCTTCTAAAGTCATGGAAGAAATACTACCAAATGGCGGGAATTGCGTTTGCCGGTGTTTCTGCCTATGCATTCTTGAAGAAGTATCCGTCGCATTCGCGCAGTCTCCTTACCCACGCTAACGGCATCATCAAATACATGCCAATTGACAAGGACGCGGGCGATCTCCTTTCGCCGTTGCTAAACATGTCCCAGCAATGCCTCGGTGGACAGGAGTCGTTTGGTGGAATGCCGCAACAAGCACAACAAGCACAACAAGCACAACAAGCAACACGCATACTTAATTCGGGGAAACAGGGGACGAAACGCTCCGTAAGCGAGACGAAGAAGAAATTCGTGGCGGCCGAACAAGGATGGAAGTGTGGCAGTTGTAAGCAGCAACTTCCGGCGTGGTTTGAGGTTGACCACAAAATGCGTCTCGACCAAGGAGGCTCCAATCACGTGGATAATTTAGTGGCCTTGTGCCGCGACTGCCACGGACGAAAAACCGCATTTGAAAATCTTTAATCGGCCGGTCTCTCGGTCGGTTGGTCGGTTGGTCGGTCGCCCAATTTGTTTTCTGCTTAACTAGTATATGAGTGCCATCACTTCCTTTATCTCAAAGATCCAATCATTCATGACATATCCGCGACGCTTCGCGCTGTTCGAAATGCTTATATTCGTCTCGCTTCTCATTATATTCGCTCATTGGAATCCGTTTGGAATACTATACAAGGTTCAGTTTTTGTTGCTTGTTCTCTTTTTCATGGTTATTTGTTACGTGTTTGTGGAAAGTCGCGAATCATCCCGCATGAACCCGGGAAGTGTCCCGCCGTCGTTCACGGCATTCATCAAATCATTTCTCATGTTTGCCGGTTCTATTGGACTCGTCGTCGGACTTATCATATTCACAGTATGGGCCATTCGCCACTCAACCATCTTCCAAAGCATGCTCATATGGTCGACAAACATCCTCCTCATTATTGGCGCCGTTGCCCTTCTTCTCAAGATATTCAAAGGAAACACTGGCAAGTGCGACGACTCCAAAGTATACTCGCTGTTCGATTTGTTACCATCTATGTTTATCCGGTTTGCCGAGTTTATCAAACGCGAATACAAATTAACGAGTAAAATAGTATGGATTGTTCTTGCGATGGAAGTTGCCGTTATTTCTCTCCGGTTTCTCATTCCATACCTGGCCAAGTTTATGATGAGTCACGACGGGGAGGAACTATTGACAGATCCTATTTACCTGGAAAATGAAACGAAGGTCAGCACATTCGAACAGCTTTACGGCGATGTTAGCGAAGCCACCAAATACAAATATAGATACTCGCTCTCTGCGTGGTTCACTATGAACCCACAACCACCAAACACCCGGACAGCCTACACCAAATATACCAACATCCTTAACTACGGAAACAAACCGCGCGTCCAATTCAACGCGTCCGAAAACACATTGCGCGTTCAGTCAGAAACAAGCAGCGGGGACATAGTCGATGTTTACTCGGTGAAAGATGCGGTTCCATACCAAAAGTGGAACCATATTGTCATTAACTACGACGGAGGATACATGGATGTTTTCTTGAATGGCGTCTTGGTGGCCTCCAAACCCAACATTGCTCCTTACATGCAATATGACGATGTCGTGGTTGGAGAGAATAAGGGGTTAGAAGGCGGCGTTCGCAGTGTGGTATATTACGACCGGATTCTTACCGCGGGGGAAGTTTCGATGGAATACAAACTGCTTGGTGGAGCTCGACGTAGGTTGTAGGTTCTAGGTTCTAGGTTGTAGGTTCTAGGTTGTAGGTTGTAGGTTCTAGGTAATATGTCGTAGGGTGTATCGCAAGTTTTAGGTATCTAGTGCGAAGAGAGATAAATATCTTAGTGTATAATATATTATGTCCGATATGCTGAATAACGTATTGAAGGTACTTGCGGTTCTGCTTGTGCTTTACGTAGTGATCAATTTCTTTTCCAAACCATCGAAACTCTTGGCGATGTCCAAGGGAAACCAGGAACAAACCATTAGCGCAGAGAAATTAAAGAACAGTAGCAACTCGATTGACTTCACATACTCCATGTGGTTCTACGTGGACGATTGGAACTACAAGTTCGGTCAAGACAAGATCCTGTGGACAAGGGACGACACGTCGAGCAAACCCGGTCCATCGGTGTCTTTAGGTGCGATGGAAAACGACATCACCATCAGTATGGCGTGCTACCCGACGACATCGAATCCCGAGTTACAAGATAACATCCACAAATGTGTCGTGAAAAACTTTCCGCTCCAAAAGTGGGTGAATCTCATTGTCAGCCTGCAAGGGGAAACCCTCGATGTGTACATCGACGGCAAACTACACAAGACTTGCGTGCTCGAAGGCGTTGCCAAGGTTAGCAACGACAATGACGTTCGCGTGACTCCTGGCGGTGGGTTCAGTGGCTGGACGTCCAATTTCCAGTATTGGGACAAGGCAAGCAATCCGCAAGAGGCGTATAACATTTACCGGAAGGGATATGGTGGTGGTGGTTTAGGCAACGCGTTCAATAAGTATAAACTGCGTGTCGAGGTCCTCAAGGACAATGACGTCGCCGGTGGATTCGAATTATGAGTCGGTTTCTGAATTGGATATCGGGTAATAGTATTATATATTTCTAGTGTATATATAATATGAATTCCGATTTCGGTCAAATATCACGGGGGGTCACAGACTTTAAACCACCTCCTTCCAATAATTACGTGAGGGACGCGAAGACCTTTCTCGAATCGAACGGGATGGTCGCAAAGGTCGCGTTCCTTATTCTTGTGCTGATTGCGTTTGTCACGCTTCTTCGCCTGGGTAGCGGTCTGCTTGGTGCGATGTTCGAGCCTTCGCGTAGCCCGATTCTCATCAAAGGCATGATCGACTCGAGAGAAATGAAAGTGTTCCCACAGAAACCTAGCACGAAGGGTGCGGTTCCAATCATGCGTTCGGTCAACGACGACCAGGGCATGGAATTCACTTGGTCGGTCTGGATCTACATTAACGACTTGCACCACTACAAGCGCGACGAATACAAGCACGTGTTCCACAAGGGGAACGACGATATCAACATGAACGATACCGACGCGCGTTTCGGAATGAATCAGCCCAATAACGCGCCTGGTCTCTACATCACGCCCCATACCAACGACCTGCTCATTGCGATGAACACGTTCGACAAGATTAATGGCGAAGTTCGTATCAAGGGTGTGCCCGTCAAAAAATGGGTGAACGTAATCATTCGGCTGAACAAACAGAACCAGTTGGATGTCTACATCAACGGTACCCTTACCAAACGCCACATCTTGGAGGGCGTGGCCAAACAGAACTACGGCAATGTGTATGCGTCCATGAACGGGGGGTTCGACGGAAACACCTCGGAACTGAGATACTTTGATACGGCGATTGGTATGAACAAGATTCGCAACATTGTGAGCAAAGGTCCAAATATGAAGTTGGACGGCACCACCAACAGCGCCAAGAGTAAGCCTTACTATCTCTCCACCCAATGGTACTTCAACGAAGTGTCGGCGTAATAAATTATATTTTATTTCAATACTTTATAATGTTTAGAAACTTATTGTTCCTGTTTTTCTTGGCGAATGCTCTATTTTGGGGTCTTTCAACACACAGACAACATTGTTATGTTGCCGGTAAAATGGGAATCACAAATTGCCCTCCTCATTGGATTCATGTTTATGTAATGGGACTCGGTTCGTTCATCGTCGCCCTTTATTTGAAACAAGGAACCGCCGGTCTGTAAGAGATATATATTCATATAATATATACATGTGTGATAAACCATTAACCTTTGGGCGAATGTGGTCACGCACAGAAAACATATGTGATGATTTAACACCAGAAGAAAGACAAGAAAATCGTAATAGAGCGGCTTTGGAGCATAAAAATAATAGCACAAAACTGACAAAAAAACAAGAATATGCGCAAGTTGTAAAGGGTTACGGAGGTTATCGGAAAACATCGTGGGCTACTCAATCATTTTCCGCCACACATACAGATCCAAATACTCATAATTTAAAAGAAGAAGGAAACGTGTTGAAATTATGTAGTGAATAGCTTATGATACAACAACACATCACAATTTGAAATCATAATTCATATTGTGATCATTCATTTACTCGCGCAGATTCGGGTTGATGCAAATCTCCTCCGTGGGGAAAATGTCGCCCGACATGCACTGGTCCATTTGGCCAACCTTGACGCAGCTGCGGAAACCGCGGTCTTCGCCAATGTAGCAATAGCCCGCCTTGCCGCCTTTTTGCGACGGATTTTGCGTGAAATCGCCGGCTGTGTCGGGCACCGGGTCTACCTGTTTTTTCACCTCCTTCTTTTCATCCTTCTCAACGAGCCCCTTTTCGAGGACATTGACGCCGCTATCAATGGCGCCCGCGGTCACATTCACGACGCCCTTCGTACCATCGGCCGCCAAATCGACCGCCGCTTTGGTGCCGTCTGCCGTGGTCTTTGTCGTCTGCCGGACCACCACCTTGATGCCCTTGCCCACATCGGACGCAAGGCCACTAAAGAGGTTCGCGAATCGTCCCAAAATACCGGCGGCCCCGTCGCTGGCATCACCTAAATAAGAGAACACGTTGAGTCCCATGAGCGCCAAGAGGACAAGAATGACGAAGTATTTCAGGATCGAAACCCAATCGAACCCCCATTGCATCCCCGAAACGACCTTCGAGAAGTAGCTTTCTTTCGGGGTTGGTTCTTCCGTGCCAAACAGACCTCCTACATCACCCGACGGTTCGGCTTCCATACCGGATGATTCGGCGTCAAGACCGGACGGGGACGACGATGCGGAGGCCTGCGGGGAAAACATTGAAGTCAGCGGCGACATAAACGATTTATTTGCACCCATATCCTGATCGGTATCTGCTACGGGCAACGGCGGTTCGGGTGCGAAATCATTATCGTTATTACCATCGTCTTTCATGGGCGGCATCCACGAATCATCATCGTCATCATTTTTGTCAGGTTGAGCGCTTTGGTTCGCATTCGGCGTGAAGAGCGATGTGACCGGACTCATCCACGACGAACTATCGGCGGTGGCATTGGTGCTCGAAATCGCCGTTTGCGGCGCGTTATCAGAACTGCTAAATTGTTTATTTTCAGGACCCATTACAGGTTCGGGTTTCATTACACTTCCAGGAGCGTTTATACTATCGGAAAGAGGTCTATTATTTGCGCTCACGCCGTTCATTGGTATATGATATATTACACGATATTATTCTTCTTGGTTCGACTAGATATAACCGATAAAAAAGATAAAGTTTTCCCCACAAGGTAATATAGAATAGTATGTTTCGTACGTTGCGAACAGTGCTATACAACATCAAACTCCGCGATGACCCGAAACCGCTCGGGCGATGGGCACACCATTGCGAGGTGTCAAGCCACATCAAATCGGGGTTGGCAAACCACGACTGTTGCGGCGACGACTTGTGCGGCGACCCGCTCAAAGTGAAACACATACTCGCTTACGAACGCGTGAAACGGGTCAGTAGTAGCAAGTGAAACGGTTTGTTGGTTTGTGAGAGAAAGTTTTGAAAAAATTGAAGTGGATATTCGAAGGGCCACACGCGCATGCCACAATCAAGATGACGACAAACAATTTGATTGCGAAACATATGAACAAGGTTGAGGTGTCGCCTGAAACGGTTCGAGTTGTTGCTCCGAGTCTCGAAGAAGAAATGAAGGAGAGAATAAAGGGTCTTGTCAGAAAGTTGTCAGAGACGTATGGGTTCGATAAGGAACAGGCTATAGATTTATTATATGGCTTAAAAAATAAGAAAGAAACTGTATCAAGAACAAAAACTGTTATGGAAGACATTAATACATACACTCAACCATCAAATGAAATTATATATGAAAATCCGTTATACGCTGGTAGTGATACCGCAAAGAATGGTTACAAAGAAGAAGGTATCATATGTCATGAACTAAACGAAGATAAAAGTATGAAAGAATCACTTAAACCAATTACAGGTGCTCAATATGATTTATGTAAACGAATTTCTGGTAATTCAAAAACTGATGTTGCTTCAGAAAACGGTGTTTTAAAAGCACAAATTAAAAAAATAAAAAAAAAACAGTTTCAACAAGTCGATAGAGGATGGACAAAAAATTTAGTTAACGACATACCATCACTACATCCGATTGAGCAGATACTCTGCAATTGCTTTGAATATCCATTGAAAGAAGACGGGAGATACGTCGATAAAAGTGTCCCCTTAAAAAAGTTAACATTAGACAACTATACACAGGATGAGTTGGAGCTGTTCATCGAAGTTTTGAATAAAAATAAAAGAAAAATAGTTGAAAGGGCGTTTCTTGGATACAAAGAGTCGACACAACCTAATTGTCTTATTGCCTCTGAATATGATAAAAAAAAAAGGATAAAAATAGTGGCATTCAAAATGAATGACATTATTGACTATCTGGTAACGCTTGATTTCAAAATTGGACCGAAAAAAACCTCGGTCATTTTGGGAGACGATAGCGTGTTTCAAATGAAAAGAAAGGGAGGAGACGGAGGGAAAAAGGTAAGTAATCATGTACAGTTTATGATAACAGTAAGTAAGTTATATCACAATGTTCTTAACTGTCAGCATATTTTATAATGACTTTATTAATTCTTCTACTACATTAACAACAATACTGTTTCCTAGGTAAAACAACATTTTGTTTTTATTTGATAAACTATCATATTTGTAATTTTCTGGAAAACCAAACATTTTTAGTGTTTCCTTTATAGTCAATGTTCTTATTTTTCCATCAATATAATATAAACCTGTTTTTGCCCCCGGACCACCTGAAGAAGCACAAATAGTAGGTCCATATTTTGATATATCATATACACGTTCACCCTGTCTGCCTCCTTTTCCAGTGTGTTTGTTAATCAATTTATACTTCATCATGCTGTTTCCCGAACATTCTTCTAGATTGTATTTTGCTTTATAATCAAAGAAGATATCTACACTTTTATCTATGATAGTTGAAACCGGTACAATATGTTTTTTTGTTTCGGCAAATATATAACTCTTTACTTTATCACATATGATATAAATGCGTTGTCTCGATTGAGGCGAGTTATAATACTTAGAATCAATTACTTTATAGCTTACATAATAACCACGCTTTAGTAATTCATTTTTGATTATTTGAAAGGTTTGTCCATCATGAATGGTATGCAGATTTTTTACATTTTCAAGTATAAGTTTATTAGGTTGTTTTTTATCAATTATCTCTAAGATTTTGTAGAATAAATTACCGCGAGTTTTATCTTCAAAACCCTTTTGGTTGCCAGCAATACTAAATGGTTGGCATGGAAACCCTGCACATAATAGATCAAAATCTGGCATATTGTCTATGTTAATAGCATTTATATCTCCTTCTGGATATAATCCATAGTTTTCTTCATATATTTTTCTGACACCGTCATCGATATCACATGCCATAACACATTCATAATTAATTTTATTTTGATACAAATTGTTTCTATTGAATGCTGTATGAAAAGCCCCAAGTCCACAAAATAAGTCTACATATTTAATACATTCATTCTTCGCTGATATTTTTTTATCAGTATTTAGGATATTTGTAACAAACTCAACCAACTCTTTATGCTTTTTCCCCGAGAATCCTTTTATGCCATTCTTCCTACAAATATCTTTCAGTTGTTTGATAGTCATTTTATCATATTTGACTTCGTGTTTGGATTGCGCGGCCATACTAGTTGCTTCTTCATTTTCCGTCTCCTTCGAAATCAATTTTTTCTCAATTATTATATTCTCAACCTTGCTCTGGACGGCGCTCTCCACCATGCTCTCGAGTTTCGACTTCACTTCTTGGCAAGGATTCTTCCTCTTCATATGGTTCGACAAGTGCCCCTTTTGTTTGAACTCTTTCAAGCATCGCTCGCAAGTGTAGATCGGCATTTGTTTGTATATAGTATGCGGACATTATCTTTAACTAGATTTAACTAATTTAGTTAAAGCGTATGCTGTGTAGCGCCGGGTTGGAAAAGTATTTGAGGAAATGGGAAAAAATTGACTTAGATGTAATAGCATTTGAACCGCAAGCCATCTTTACTAATTTCGCCTTTCAATTTTTTATCAATATCTTGCTGAACTTTTTTCTTTTCAGGCATGTA